CGCTCTTTAAGTACCGCAGCGCAATTCTTTTTGGCCATCTCGTAATAGCTGGGCTTGAGTTCAAACCCTAGCCCGCGGCGATGCATCTTGACGGCTTGATATACTTCCGAACCGATTCCGGCAAAAGGAGTGAAAACCAACTCGCCCGGATTCGACCACAGCCCAATGCACCGCTCTATGACTCCAAGCTGTAAGGGGCAGATGTGCTTTTCATCTTTTGCGTCCTTGGCCCCGCGCCAATCGTTCAGTACATCGGTGCGTTGGATGTCCATCCATACCGGACTCGCCCACTTTTGCCAAGTATCGAGTGGGAAGTTTTCGCGGGTCTTATTCGTAATTGGCTCCCAATCCTCTTCAGCCCCTTCCCACTTTTTGAATATGGTCACGTATTCGGGTAATCCGATTCCGGTATAACTGGAGTCCTTGCGGAGCTGCTTATATAGGAGCCTCTGCGTCTTCGTGCGTTGCATCTCCAGTACGGGGTCGGTCCAAATAGTAACCTTTGAATGGTACTTGAATCCGACCTCCTCCATAGCGCGGTGATAGTCGCCCGTGAAGTCGTAAAGGCCAGTATATCCGGAGCTGTTTTTGTACCGCGCGAGGTCTTTACTGTGGACGCAAACCAGGCGCCCCGGCTTCATGACGCGATAGAGATCGCGCAAGAGGTACATAGTTTGCTCGAAGAACTCCTCATTGCTTACGCAGTTTCCCATGTCCCGGATATTGTCCGAGTAGGTAAAGAGGGTAGAGAAGGGCGGAGAAAATACAGAGAGGTCGACGCTATCGTCCTCCAAATATTGAATGGCATCAACGCAGTCGGCGTTGACGAGGTGGTAATCGTCGGTCTTGGTTTCAACCTTTTCGTAATGGGCTTTCATGGTGTATTCCGTTTCGTTTGCGTGTGTAACAATTCCAGCCATCATCTCATTGAATTGCTTCTGTTTTCGGTTTATGGACTGGGTGACATTCTCCATCGTATCGGTGGAGATGATGTAGATGTTGACCTCTTTGTTTTGTCCGAAGCGATACGAGCGGCGGATAGCCTGATACAACCCCTCGAAGCTGAAATCGAGAGAGGCGAATATCTGATTCGGGCAGTGCTGGAAGTTGAGTCCGAACTGGGCGATCTTGGTCTTCGTAACCAGCACCCGAAACTTACCTCCTTTAAAAGCTAGGAACGCGCTTTCTTTTTGCTCCGGCGTCATACCCCCGTGAACCTCTACCGCATCGGGGATAAGGTCCAAGATGAACTTGGCCTCCTCGTTCTGACGTACCCAAACTATGAAGGGTTCATCCGAGGCATTTACTATCTCCGCGGCCGCTTCCATGCGTGGAACCTTGGTAAGGCGTAGCTCGGCATTGAAGTTGGTTGCACTTACGGCCACCTCATTGAATAGCATTCCGTGTTCCCTCTGTTCGGTCTCTATCTCTCGATCGTGGAAATGCAGCGGCGGGAGGTCGTAGCCTTCGTCCTGATAGCCTATATCGGACGGCTTGCGAAGTACGCTCGACCAGCTACCTATCCACCCGTAGAAGTCAGCGAAGGCGTGACCCTTTAGGCGGTAGTTATTCATTCCTTCGTCACGCACGAACCAGCGCATACGCATATCCGGGGCGTCCATGACGTCGAGGAATTCGGAGTGGTTGCCTATCTCATTGAGGTCGTTGGGTGCCGGGGTAGCGGTACACGCGAGCTTGTAGGGAATATCCTCACACCTGGACATAACCAATCGCTTCATCTTGCCCGTGTAGTTTTTGAGTATCGAGGACTCATCGAGGACTACGCCCGCCACGCCTTCGAGATCTACTTTATGAAAGCTCTCGTAATTGGTGATGAAAATATCGGCGTTGCCTTCCTGCCATCGGGTAAGGTATACGCCGAACTTTTCTCCTTCGCTGATGGTTTGACCTGCGACAGCAAGCGGGCAAAGGATGAGAACCTTTCCGCCTGTATGCGTTGCTACCTGCCGCGCCCATTCTAGTTGCATGAGGGTTTTTCCGAGGCCGCAGTCGGCGAAGATGGCATACTTGCCACGCCGACACGCCCTCTGCACAATCTCCTTTTGAAACGGGAATAGGTGGCGGTTGAGGTCTTCGGGTTCAAATCCTACTTGGACCGTCTTCGCCTGTTTGCTTTGTATGAATTGCTGATATGTCATGTGTTCTCTTTGTGATATCTAAACTCCCACCGCACTTCGATGCGGGAGAGACGGCAGTTGTCGGCGATGGCATCCAGTACCCGCCCGTCGCCTGTTTTGATCTGTCGCATTAGCTGCTCTTTGTTTACGCCGAGCTTCTTAGCGCAGGCCTGCACGCTCCCGTACTGGCTCTTTATCATATCGAAAAATTCCATCAGAATGAGTTTAAGATTCCGCAGTAGCTGTTTCCGTAGAGGGGACTCTGGCCGCTGCTGATTGTGTGGTTCGGTTCCCTATACCCGTCGGGGTACATCACGAACCCGTCACCTTGGACCTTTTCGGTTAGTACCTCCGGGGCCTGTCCGTATCCGGTAGGGGCCGGGCGGTTGATTGGGTGCAGACCTCTGGTATCCCATAGCCGCCGCCATATGCACCGCATCTGCTCCCACGTATCGACCTCCATCTTATCGTAGAGAATCATAGCGAAACGAATTCTTTGTGCATGACGTAGAGGATATGAATCTGAGCGCGGAGCTGCATAACGACTGGATCTTTCTCAAGGTCGTACCCTTGAATTCTTGCCCCGTCGATATCGAACTTCCGGGACTCGATGTCTTTATACAGTTGTTCCTGCATCGCTTCAATGGCGTTCATGCAATCGAGGACGGCCTCGTCCCTTCCAATCTTGTGATTGAGGTGCATCATTTGCTGTTCTGCGGTCATTTGGTAGCGTCTTCGAGTGTGGACATAGCATCGTCGAGGAGTTTCTCGATGCGCTCGGTGTACTCCTGCAAGTTCTTGAGCTTGCGGACCAGGGTCATATCGCGCTTCCTGATACAATCGGGAGTCGCCATCTGTATGACCTCATCAAATAGGGGAGTGCTTGTGTGTTGCATGGGGCAAATATATAGACAAGTTTTGCAATCCTGCAAATTTCTGTCATATCTTTGGAGGGTCAAAACACAAAACGATGACAAGATACAGAGAGTGGTTCGCCGCGGTGAACCGTGCTATCGTCGCAGAGATGGCGGTGCAGAAGAAGACGCAGAAACACCTGGCCGATGAGCTGGGCGTTCACGCTGCTACCATCAACCGCAAGCTGAAAGACCCCGGACTGTTCTCCGTGGGCGAGTTGGGCCAAATATGCGAGGCCTTGAGTATTGACCTCAAAGACCCGAAGACCTATGGTACAAGCGCAGATTGAATCCATCCAAGGGAAAGGGGATTGGCAAGGCAAGTTCGGGACCATGTACACCTTCGAGATAGCCTTCGCAGACGGGACGGTAGGAGAGGCCAACAGCAAGACCGCCGAGCCTCCGTACAAGGTGGGCGACGAGGTTTACTATGAGGTACAACGGGAGAACCAGTACGGCAAGAAGCTCAAGATCTCAAAGAACCCGCCTATCCCCGGAGGCTTCCCAGCCGCGAACCCGCAGAAGGACAAGCAAATTATTCGCGGGATGTGCCTGAAGTTGGCGGGCATGGCGTGGGCCAATCAATACAAGCACAAGGAGTTTTCTACCCCGCACGAGGTGCTGGTTAAGGACGTCATTATGCTGGCCAAGAAATACGAAGCAGCTTTCAACGAATGGATGAACGAGTAAGCGACTGCTGTGGGGCCGCCCCGGTCCTGACCAGCGAAGACGTGGGTATCTGCCCGGAGTGCAAAGAACATTGTGAATACGTCGACGATGAGGACTGACATACCCCACGAGGAGCGCGTCACGCGGATCATGTTTCTCCAGGAGTTCCGGCGCAACCTCTACAAGGGGAGAGCCAAGAACGGACTGAATAATCGACAGGTCTTGCAATACGACAGGGAGATACGGCAGGTCAAATTTGCCCTGAAGAAACTTGATCCCGATGGCATCTTTGGGCCATGAAGTATTGGTTTGAAGTAGAGGACGCGCAGCGGTATGGTCTCCCAGCCGCTGCCGTTCTTTCCCATCTCAAGTATTGGATTGAAAGGAACGAGCACGAAACCGGGCGCCCCTGCGTCACTCAAACCGTGGCCAAGATGGGCGAGTATCTTCCGTTTCTTTCTCACAAACAGATCCGCGCGGCGTTGCGTAAGCTGGTCGATTTGGAGGTGTTGAGCCGGGAGCGAAATGGGTTCGACCCGGTGTATACATATTGCCTAATGGACGAAAGGGAAATCAGGGGGACAAAAGGTACAATAG